TACAAAAGAAAGTTTATAAAGATCTTATGAGCCGTGGAAAATGTATTTTTGTAATTTCAAAAATTGAATCAGGAACAGAAATTTTAACAATAAACAGTAAATTGAACCCTATAGGGAATAAATAATGAACAAAGAAGAATTTTTAAAATCAATGGAAATATTAAAGTTGGACAATAAATTACTCGGGCAATATTTAGGTGTCACAACTCGTACGGTCGATAGATGGATTAAAGATTTGTCTAAAATGAATAAGACAGCAAAATTAGCGATCCAATCATGGGTAAAATTACAATCTGCAGGTTTACCATGGGTGGGATTAAATGTAATTCATAAAACAAGTGATATTGGTAGAATTATTACAAATATTCAAAAATTTTATGATTCAGAAATAAATGCGGCAATTAAAAACGTAGAAGCTCGTGATGAATTTAAACCTTTAAATTGGATAATTGATCAGAGGAAGAATTTGATTTACATACCAGGTATTATCAATATGTATTATAATAATTATCTTATGGTTAACCAATATAAAGTACTAATACCAATATCATCTGGCATAAAATTAGACATACCTTTCCTTATTGATGAGGCAGTTTATGTTCTCAATAAATCTGATTTACAACATGATGCGTAATCAATCAGACCTACGACCTTATCAATTAAAGGCGATAAACTACATTTTAGAGAAAAAAAGATGTGGTCTAGCTCTTGATATGGGCCTTGGTAAAACTATTAGCTCATTAACTGCATATGTTAAAATACATAATGTACACGTTAAACATTTACTTATTATTGCTCCACTTAACGTTGCTAAGAATGTCTGGCACAATGAGATTTTAAATTGGGAACATACAAAGCATTTAACATATTCTATTGCAACAGGCACAGAGCAAGAACGTTTAAACGCTTTAAATAAAGATGTTGATGTGTACGTTATAAACCAAGAAAATGTCCAATGGATGTATGAGAAAGGTTTTAACAAATATGGGATGATAATAATTGATGAATCTCATGGATTTAAAAACCCATCATCTAAAAGATTCAAATATTTAAAAAAATTTATAAGTAGATACATCGTATTATTAACAGGAACACCAATGCCAAAAAGTTATATGGATATGTGGTCTCAACAATATTTAATCGATAAAGGTGAATTATTAGGTAAAAACATAACTGCATATCGAAATAAATATTTTATTTACAACTCTCGAACGTTTGAATATCGTTGTTTATATGCAGATGAAATATCTAACAAATTAAAAAATAACTGGCTTAGTATGAAATCGGAAGATTATTTAGATCTGCCAGATAAAATATCAAATGTTGTTAAAGTTGAAATAGACAATCTACATTTGTATAAAGCGTTTGAAAAAGAATATTTGCTTAAAGTAAATAGTGATGAAATAGAGGCTGTAAATGCTGCAGTTCTTACTAATAAACTCCTACAATACTGTAATGGAGCAGTCTACAATGCGGATAAAGAATATGTAAAACTTCACAACAATAAATTAGATACCATGCAGGATATTATCGATAATTATGTGGATGAAAATATACTGGTAGCCTTTAATTTCAAATGTGATGAAGAACGAATAAGAGCTAGATTTGAAAATGCAATAACACTTAGTAGTAAAAACATTGTAGAAGTAACTGACAAATGGAATAATGGGAAAATAAAATTATTACTGTGTCAATGTAGTACCGCCAAGGGGTTGAACTTACAACATGGTGGACGTATTATAATTTGGTTTGGTCTTACATGGAGCATGGAAGCCTATAAACAATTTAATGCAAGACTGCATCGTCAAGGCCAAACAAAACCTGTGATAATATATCATTTAATAGCAAACAAATGTAAGGACGAAAAGGTTGTACAAGTCCTTGCAATGAAAGATGGAAACCAAGAAGAATTGATAAAGGTTTTGAAAAGTAATGATGATTAGTATATAATCATATAGAAACTGTTTTATACCTTCATTTTTGATAGTTTTACAAACCCACCTTTAAAATGGTGGGTTTTATTAATTTTTAAATATTATGGAAATTCCCATAATATCTACAGGTACTATGGATAAAGAATTAAGTTTTGAAAGTAAAAAACATGTTAAATTAGTTGTAGAGGGCTTACAATATAAACCAATAAGTCAAAAATTAGAACTTATGCGTGAAAATTTAGCCGAATTAAAAAAGAAACGCACTCTCGACCAATTAAAAGAAATAAGTAAATATGGTCTATATTAATGTTAGATTACTTGAAAAAATTATTAATTAACAAATATGTGATAGCATTATGTGTTGGTATATTAGGTTATTATTCCACGGTCTTGCTAGGAGATGATAATCCAATAGAGGAAATTTCAGAAGAAATTATTAAGGAGGAGACCGGGATAGATATTGATCTTACTCCTCATTCACACGAATCGATTATAGATAATGAAAATAGGTAAGAAAGGCCTCGCATTATTAAAACTCTGGGAACAAGCACCGAAAGGAGGTTTTGCTACTACTTCTTACAAATGCTCCGCAGGTAAAGACACTATAGGGTGGGGGCATGTTATTAAATTAACTGATAATATTAAAGAACCTATAACTCTAGAACAAGCAGAAGAGATATTAAAAAACGACATTAAATGGGCAGAAGAAGCTGTAAATAAGAATGTTAAAGTAACACTCACACAAAATCAATTTGATGCTCTAGTGTGCCTTGTATTTAATATAGGAGCTACTAATTTTGCATCATCAACACTACTCAAATTTATTAATGAAGAATTATGGGATAAAATACCTGCTCAATTCATGAGATGGGTTTATAGCAATAAAGTATTTATTAAAGGATTAGAAAACAGAAGAAAAGCAGAAGTTTCATTATGGAACGATGAAAAAACAATAAAAGAGATTTAACTATGATCAAAAAAATTATACCATTTATTTTAGCCGCTGGTTTTCTAGTGTCAAGCGCATCAGCTGAAGAAGAAAATAACTTTTACCTAAAAGGCGGAGTAGGATTAAACCACATAAACACAGTGAGATTTTCTAACCATGATTTTGAGGGTAAAATTAAACTAGCTAATAGCTTTCCATTAATTGAGGTAGGTATTGGCTACTACTTGAGTAAGTCTATTAGAACTGAACTACTTCTTGATTATTATTTCCTATTTCGTACCAGCGAAACTTCTACTAATCCTAATAATGATATTTATAAAATATCATCTAAAACTAAAGCTAACGCCCTAATGCTTAATGTATATAAAGACGTATTAACCATTGGTCATTTTACGCCTTTTGTTGGTGCAGGTATTGGGATTGCGACTTTAAAAGAATCTGCTAGCGGATATGCCGTATCACAAGAGGATAACGTGCATTATTCTTTGAATAGCATTCACAATAAAACAGTCAATCGCTTTGCTTACAAACTAACTGTCGGCACAGATGTACACTTGAGCAATAATGTAACTGGTGAGATTAGCTATAACTACTTTAATCTAGGAAACAATAAATCAAAAATTATCGGCGGTATTCATAATATCGGTAATCGTAATTACGGAATACATAACATTACTTTAGGAATGAGGTTTGCTATATGAAAACAAATTTATCGAATTTACCTCAACCAGCTATTGTACTAGAACGTAATTCTCTACTTTTGGAAGTAGCTAGATTAAAGGGTGTTGTAGAACAAAAAGAACAAGATATCAATCTTCTAAAGATAAATTTATCCAAGAATGGAAACTTGGAATCTTCTATATCTCAAAAAGATAATGTCATAAAAGATTTACAAAATAAGTTGATAAGTAAGGACAGTGTTTTAATCAATCAAACTGAACAAATTAAAGTTTTACAAGACAAGTTAAAAATTGTGCAATCTAATTCTAATACCAGCAGTAATTTAGAATTAAACATGCTGAAAGAACAACTCGCTGACAAAAAATCAATTATTGAACTAATCAAAAATGATAACAAGGTGTATAAAATTAAAGTCGAAAAATTAAAAACCAAATTAGCCGAATATACTTTAAATGATATATCAATTACTCATTCAGAAATGTTAAATAATGATGTATCAGTATTTCCAAATGAAATAAATGAATCAGTTGTGTTAATTGGTAATGAGGAAAATAATGATTAATTTTATATTATCTAATTTGAAATCAATAGGATTAGGAATATGGGGAATATTCACTATCTATATCCTTGGCAAGAACTCTAAATTATCTAAAGAAAATGATAATTTAAATTCAAGTCTAAAAGAACAATCTAAAAATATCGAAATAAAAGATAAGGTGATAAATGTTGTACAAAATATCAAAGCTACTGATATTAATGGTAATGCTGAGCGGATGCGTAAAAACAAACTATAAGGCTTGCATAACTACTTTAGACCTGCCAACAATGCCACTAGCTGGATCAAAAGTAGCTGATGAGTTAGAATTAGTTTGTACTGGTAATAAGTGTTATAATTTGAATAACTGGTTAAATGAGCTTTATTTATTTAGAGAGCAGTATCAAATTTATAAATCCGTTAGATAATCATTTTCCAAAAAACCCAGATGGTTTGCGATAGTTAAACGAATGCATTTTATAATTATTGCCAGTATAAGTTGTATCATATTTAGGGAAATAATTGATTTTTGCTAATTCTCTCATATCATTGGCAAATTCAGCATGTTTAATTTGCCATATCGGATCGCTAGTATGCACATCATATAGAGGTTTACCTGTATATGGAGCAACATCGCCATATCTACCATGACTCATCCATTTATTAATTATACCTTGATGATAAGAACT